GCGATTACAACTAATCAGCAGTGGGCTACAAAGCTTGGTATTAATGTTAGCACTGCTATTACTGCTGTTAAACCTTCCGGCACTGTTAGTCAGTTGGTTGATTCTGCTAGTGGTATCCACCCTAGATACTCAGATCAGTACATTAGACGAGTCAGAGCGGACGCGAGAGACCCACTCTGTCAAGTCCTAGAAGCCGCTGGAGTGCCTGTAGAGGACGACGTAATGTCACCCACTACCAAGGTATTCTCCTTCCCAATAAAGTCTCCTGAAGGCGCTGTGGTGGCGTCTGAGATGGGAGCAATGGAACAACTTGAGCTATGGGAAATTTACCAGGACTACTGGTGTGAACATAAGCCGTCTATGACCTGTTACTACCGTGATAATGAATTCTTGGAAGTAGGTCAGTGGTTGTACAACAAGTTCGACAAGATAAGTGGAGTTAGTTTCCTCCCTTATTCCGAACATACGTACCAACAAGCGCCTTATGAACCCATAGACTTAGAGACCTATGAGAAGCTGAAGAAAGAGTTTCCTGAGACCATTGATTGGGCAATCTCAGAAAACTCAGACATGACGGAAGGGTCTCAACAGTTAGCCTGCACTGGTAATAACTGTGAGTTGTAAACTTGAGGGGTCATAAGACCCCTTTTTTATTCCTGTTCTGTCTGAACTTCTTCTAATGCTGGACCTGCAGCAACTCCTCCAAAGTACAAACCACGGTAAACTGCATTGTTTACTGCTTGCGCTATCTTTGCAACAGTTTTTGGATCTAGTACTTTTATCTTTTCTTGTTGTACAGACTCTCTAATAGTTTTTAAAGACTCTGGATTTAACAATAGTTCCATTACCTTTGAGTCTCGTTTTGCTGATACTGAGGATGTACTAATCTTAGAACCGATAATAGCAAGTTTTGTTAGTCCATTGCTAATACGGTCTCTTAAAACAGACTGTAATTGAGGACCGCTTATGCCTGCCTTCTCAAAAAGCATGTCTTGATTTTTATAGTCAAGAGCAAATTTCATTTTATCAATGTCAATTTTATTAATTAGATCAGAGGCTTGAGCTATGGCGTCTACGTCTTTTGCATACGTTGGTCCAAACCACTCAGCAAAGGCTCGTTGATTCTCTTTAATAAAATCAATAGTTGATGTGTTAGGCGAACCCATGGCTTTTTCTATGAGACCTGCTCTAACAGCTTGTTTAGCCATTTTTGCTGTTTCAGGCTCAAAATTCTTAATGTCTTTTAGATATTTTTGACTACCTACAGCAGACCCTAGTATTTCTGAAGTGACTGTACTAATTCCTTTTTGATTAAAGGCTTCGTAAAAACCTTCGCCTAATTCTTTAGCTTTAGCGTTATACTCACTTTCTAACCTTCCTTTAACAGAGGTTAAGTTATTAACAAGTTTTGTAGTGTCTAAAAGTTCGTCCTGTAAACCAGGAACAGTATTTATTAAAGTTCTGTTTTGATTAACAAAACCAGCAAGCTTACGTGGATCTACTAAACCATCAGTGTATACACCACCGCCCACTAAACCACCACCTTGCATTTTTATTAAGATAGCGTCCCTAACAACAGGAATTCCAGCGTCTCCAACAAAGCCTAAAAATTCTTGAGCCTGTTCTGGTTTAGAAAGGTAAGAACCTGCTTGACTCATAAACTTAGCTGAATCTAACTGGTCTATTTCCGCCTTGTTCTTAGGTATGCCTAACTCTCTATAAAACTCTAAGTCTATTGCTTTGTACGCTTCTGAAAACTCTTCAGGAAGTTTAGCTATTTCGTCAGTTAAGCTGGCTTTTAGATTAGTTAATACTCTTTTTTGAGTAGAGTCTTTTACTTTTCTAATAGCTTTGTTAAGTTCTCTTTTTAAAGAGTCCATTTCAGTTAGAGGAACACTTTTATATTCCCTTTTCATTTTAGGCGGTGTAACACCAGGAATAATTATAGGACTTGGTTCTACTTTTTTTGGAGACCATTTCTTATTAAGTTTGCTTGCAAGATTAGGAAAAGACGCAAAAAGGTCTTCAGAACGTAATCCTTTGTACATTTGATGTACTTTAGCTACAGAAGAAGCAGGAAATACAACACCAGCTGTATCTGCGTCCTTAAGAACTTTATCGTACTTAGGCCCTAACTTAGCACGAACACCAGCTTCTTTGGCCCTCATTAAGTTGTCTGTACGTTTACCTACATCTATGTAGTCAACAGAAGTTCTAACAGAATTAGTAACTTTTTCTAATTGACTGTCTATAGCATTTATTCTTTTCTTAGCTACACGTATGTCCCTATCGTAGTTTGTAGGCAGAGCGGCTTTTAACTTAGCGTCTGCTTGAGGGCCAGCTGTTCCAAACAAAGCTTCTTTTCTAGCGTCAATAGCCGTCTTAGCGTTAGACAATGACTCTTTAGCCTTAGCGTAAAACTCAGGATTAGTACGCAGTAAGTACTCTGTGTTTTTTCTGTAAATAGGGTTGTCCGCTAAAGCAGCAACAGGAGGTACAATTAAATCAGGAACTTCACTTTGAAGATCAACAGTTGCCTTTAAAACGTCGTCAAGATCAGGCTGGATTTTTGTTGCTTTATCTATTAACTGTTTTACTTCAGAGGATGCGGCGTACTCAGTAGCAGTATCAATACTTTGATTTACTCGCTTTCGTTCAGAAAGGGCTTTTTTACCTGTTTCAATAGCAGCCGCTCCCATTGTTCTGCCTGGTATTGTTAATCCCCCTAAAGCAAGTCCACCAGCGCTTGCTGCTAATTGTTGTGCAGTTTCACCACCGCCTAATTCTGCAGTGACAGTAGCGGCAGTTTCAGCACCAAACTGACCTAAAACATTTGCTGCATAAGAATGTAAAACTTCAGTAATAGCTCCTGATGCTTTTTTAGCACCTAAGAAAGCTAAAGGTCCTTCAGCAGTTACGCTTTCAACACCTGTTCCTAAGTATCTTTCTAACTCAGAAGCAGGTTTAATTCCTTTGTAACCAAAGAACTCTTCCTTTGCATTTTCTATAGCAACTTGTCTATCTCTGTCAAAACGTTTTCTATCAAAACCGCCGTCTTCTAACCAATATTCAGAACTAAACTGATCTACTCCTATAAGATTGTCTAGCACTTGTTCTGGTATAACAGAAAAAACAAGATCAGCTGCTCCTGACTTTGCCTTGTCAATGTAGTAATTAGACGAACTTTCAACGGCTTCTGGAGTAGGTTGGGATTCAGCCTCTACTGGTTGAAGATTGTTTTGCTTAATGTAATTAGCTATTTTATTAGCAGACTCATAATCACCAGCGTTATGTGCATTGGTCATTGCGGTTACTGCTTCTTCATAACCGTATTTTAAAGTAGTTGTCATGCTACTATTCCTTATTTATTAAGGTACAACTGTTTTATTAAGGTACAACTGTATAGCGTCTTCTTCAGTCAATGCTTCAATAACAGGCGCATTTCTATTTCTTTCAGCCCAGTTACTAGCCACATCTGAATCAACATAATCTGCAAAAGAATCAGAAACGGCTTTTACAGACATAGCTTGTTGGTTACGTGCTAGTCTTTTAGATGTATCTACAATAGCAAACAAAGTATCTTTTGTGTCTTTAGATACGTCACCACCAGCAAGAGTTAAAATCCAGTTAGAAAAACGCTCTTTTATGTCTCTTCCTTCAAGCAATCTGTCAATTTCAGAAGCTGCTCTTGAATCAGAGTTATACAATTCCGATACAGTACGTTCCATTAAACGTATTGCCTCTGAGTCTCCTTCTCTAACCCCTTGCTTTAAACTCTCTGCTTTATTAACTTTTTCTGTAATGTTAACTGTAGATTTATAAAGAGGATGTTTTCTAAGCTCGTCGTTTAAAAAAGAAGTCTGCTCTAAAGGTCCTTTATAAGACACCCCTTTAGCACGACCGCTTACTATGGAGTCGTTGTAATTACTCATCGCTTCTTTAAACTGAGCAGTACCAGGAATTAAGCCCTGTTCTTGTAGTCTAACAGCATGTTCTGAAACTTTAGACTTGTCTTGTGGATCCAAAGGATCTAAAACGCCTGTTCCATTTATATAGTTATTTATAGAATCGGCCTTAAAATTTTTGTATAGGTCAGCCTCTTCTTGAGGATTCTGAGCAAAGTATTTAGCTCTAGTTACCTTTGGTGGATGAACCGCTGTTTGAATCTGCTGTGCCTGTAAAATATCTTGTGCTGAGACACCCCGTTCTCCTACTCTCTCTGCAAGAACCTCTGGAGTTAATGTACCAGAAAGTGCGTTAGTTAACAAACCACGTCTGGCAAGATCTTCTTGCTCACGTTGTTCCTTCATCCGCTGTGACGCCCTAGTCAAAGAAGGACCAGCTGCTGCTGCTCTGCCTATGTCATACAGGTTTTGACCAAATGCAGGCTGCATAAGACCCTGTAGTAGTCCTTGTGAAAACCTAGCCATCTTAGCCTCCTATGCCTAATAGATCGAACAGTGGGTTAACAATTTGAGTAACACCGCCACCCATACCAACTTGCTGTGGTGTCAACAGTCCTGACAGGAGACCAGTACCTAGTTGACCATAGAGGTTAGCTTGTCCAAGACCTGAACCAAGCAGTGCCTCAAGTCCACCCATTTGTGCTTCACCAAACAAACCAGCGCCTTGTAGCTGACCACGTTGTGCCATTTGTGCAGCAGGCATACCAGCTTGTAGGACGTTCAATGCTTGCGCTTGAGGTGTGTAACTAGCACCCATGAACTGACCACCTAGCTGTGCCTGTTGCATCTGCTCAGCTTGCGCCTGTTGCATTGCACTTAGCATCGCCTGGTTACGTGCTTCTTCCTGAGCCTTAGCCAAAGCAAACTGCTCAGGTGCGCCTCCAAACTGCGCTGTACGCAAACCTAAGCGTCCTTGTGCTGCTAGACGTTCTTCAGTAGCAAGCCGCTGACGTTCCTCTTCAGGACGTTGTGCTTCCCTTATTCGCTCAAAGACAGCCTGCTCACGTGCCTGCGTAGGTTGCATAGCCTGTTGATAAAACTGACCTGCACCTCCGAACATCTGCTGTTGGAACGCTTGTTCTTGAGGAGACAAACCTACAGTAAGACCACCTTCAGGAGTAGTAGTTAATGCTCCTCCTGTTCCTGTCGTTACTGTGAAGGGCATAAAGCGTGTTTGCTCTACACCAGTAGTAGCAATGTCACCTGCTTCCCTTCTTGCTTGTTCACCGATTTCGCCAAGGCGTTGATAAGCTTTACCTGTAAGTAAACCACCAGCGCCTATGGCACCTAAGCCCAATATTTTTTCTAGTGTAGTACTCATAGTAATTTACCCATTAAAGCCATTACGTTAATCTCCTGTAGTGACAGCTGTGAGCCGTCAATATCTGCTTCTAAACCTACAACAATACTAGTTCCGTAGCCTGTTGCATTTAAACTTCTTTGGTTGGTCAAAGCGCCACCTGTGAATTCCACAGTTGTGTACTCGCTTTCACCGTAGAAACCAGTAATCTGGTCACCGACTGTAAATTCTGCTGTTGAATAAGTACCTTTGAAGTCATAAGCCCACTTCATAAATACTGTTGCGTTGTTAGCACCTACTAACGTAGGCTTAAGCTTCTTCAAAATTTTAACTCTGGAACTGTCTCCAAAGGTTAAACTTGGGCTGTAGTACTTAAAACGATAAGCACTACCGTTGTCCGTATAACCAGCGTACTCACTAATTCCTTCCGACGTTCCAATGAGCAACGTACCGTCTTCTTGTCTTGTATAAGAAGCAAATCCTGTAGACACCCAACGTGTTACACGGTAAGACCCATTCTCTGTAGTGCCACGTACGTCAAAACAATAAGTTGTGTCCTGACCTACAAAAGTTAATAAGTAGAAACCTTCTTCTGGACTATAGACAGACCTAAAGAATGTATTTTCTGTTTGTAACCCACTAATAATGTCCTTAGTAATATTTCCTGACAAACTACTAATAGGCATGGACTTTTGTTGTATCGTGCGCCCAAAGCTTTTTAAACCAGTGTGTGACAAGAACAGTACGTCAGTACCGGTGTACTGCACAGTGTCACGATCAACACAACCAACGCCTGCTACAGTATCAGCCAGTGTCATAGTAGCTGGTGCTTCTGCACCTTGGTACACAATGATGCTGTGCTTACCAAAGATAATTAGCAGACCGTTGTGTGCAGCTAGTGCTACAATCTCGTCATAACCGTCAGGCCAGACTTTAGACACGTCAATGGACCCGCTAGTACCACCTGAAAAGTCATGACCAATTAAAAGATCAGACCAGTACACAATAGAAGGGCTACCACCTACACCTGTTACCCAAAGACGACCATAAGCAGCACATACTTCATTACCTAGTACAACACCAGCAGCGCCAGAAACTGAATCTAAACGTACTATAGACGTACCGTCGTATACTAAAGGTTCATGAGAGGCTTGAAATAAGTAAGCCTTATCATTAAAATTAACAATCTTCCAGTTGTCCGCAGTAACTGTGTAGCCACCAGGTGTAGCGTCAGTAAGTGTCGTAGTCCCTGTAAATATCTTGTTGTTACCTACAGATAAAATTATGTTACTACCACTGCTTCTATCAAACTCTTTTATAGCCCTGATTGATTCAGAACCTAACTCTGTTTTGTCAGTGGTTAGTACGTTATGGCCTTTACGTGCAGCAATACGACCACGTTTGTCGATTACAGCGTTGTCTGCAATCTCAGCAAAGGAAGGATCCTGTGCCAAAGGTGAGTCTTCAGTGTTTACACCCTTGAACGCAGGAGCTACAAGATTAATACTCTTTAGTTCTTGAGCCATATCAGATAGTCCTAAAGTACATCTCTTCTGGATGCTTAGCTGCGTCTATTGCGATAGCGTCAGACAAGTACCTATCAGCAATACCAAAGTACTCAGCAGTAGAAGTTCCTCCTGTTTCACCACGTTCACGAGCCAACAAAGCAACAGCAAGGTGTACTACAGGTTGCGAAGGTATCAGCAACGTGTCAGCGTTAGCAGTCAAGTCTCCCTGTCGTTTAATTACGTCAAACCGCAAGCTGTACACACCGTCTGGTGTTGGGCCTACGAGCACTTGCGTGTCACCGTTGGCATCAAGGCCGTTGTACGTGTAGTACATAGGTGCGCCTGTAGCAGCGTTATTAATGTACAGTTGCTCGTTAAACCAGTCTTTGCTTTGGTACTCCATAAAGACATTACTAGTATCGTTAACAACACACATAACCTTCACGTTGTCACCACAGTCCGTCAAGGAGTAAGTATTGTCGTCAGCTGTAGTAGAAACAGTAATAGTGTTTCTCAAGGCAGACCAGTCGTTAGACTCCTCTACTAACTTCTTAGCGTCGTTAATAAAGTCACCAACCATTTTGTTGTAAGTAGTGCTAGTAACCGACGTGGTTTCTTCTTCACGCAGTCTTCGTAACACGTTGTTCATAAGGTTCAAGTATGTCATCCGATATATTCCTTAAACAAACTGCTTGTTATTCCGGTTGGTCCTAATGTGTCCTGTAGAGACGCTACGTAGTCAACTTGAGGTGCTTGACCTATTTCTTCCAAAGGAGGCAACTCGTAAGTAATGCCTGACATGAAAGGAGTAAAGTCAGTTCTTTGAGGTGCTGCTGCAGCTGCCATCATGCCCATTCCACCAATGCCGTCTCCTGTACCGTCACCAGTACCGTCGCCTACACCGTCTCCAACACCATCACCAACACCAGTTCCTTCGCCGTCACCAGTACCGTCTCCGTCACCTTCGCCGTCGCCTGTAGTGTCTTTGGCTTGTTCCTCAGCGTCTTTACGTTCTTGCTCAGAGGACTCAAGATCCTTCTCTAGCTGTTCGTCAGCGGCGTCCTTTCTGCCTTGTTCAGCATCCTTAGCTTCTGTTTCAGCTTGGGCGTCCTTTTGAGCATTCTCGTCCTTAGTGCCTTCTTCAGCTTCCTGCTCTTTACGTGCTTCTTCGGCTTGCTCTTTACGTGCCTGCTCAGCTTCTTCTTTTTCCTGCGTCTCAGCAGCAGCTTCTTTTTCTGACCTTTCTGCTGCTATTTCTTCCTTTTCAGCAGTTTCTGCGGCAGCTTCCTTTTCAGCCTCTTCAGCGTCCTTAGCTTCGTCCTCAGCTTCCTTCTCTGCTGTTTCAGCTTCAGCTTCCTTCTGAGCTTCTTCTGCAGCTATTGCTTCTTTTTCTTCAGTTTCTGCTTGGGCTTCCTTCTGAGTTTCTTCAGCGTCCTTAGCTTCCTCTTCTGCAGCTACTTCCTTAGCTTCTTCTTCAGCTTCCTTCTGAGCTTCTTCTGCAGCTACTTCCTTAGCTTCTTCTTCAGCTTCTTTGTCTTCCTGTTCTGCTTGTTGCTCTTTGGTTTCTTTTTCAGCATCTTTCTCTTGCTGCTCAGCTATTTCTTTTTCAGTAGTCTCTGCTTCAGCTTCCTTCTGAGCTTCTTCTGCAGCTATTTGTTCTTTTTCTTCAGTTTCTGCTTGGGCGTCTTTTTCAGACTGCTCAGCTGCTACCTCTTCTTTTTCTAGAGTCTCAGCTTCAGCATCTTTCTGAGCTTGTTCTGCGGCAGCTTGTTCCTTTTCTTCGGTTTCTGCTACAGCGTCTTTTTCTGCTTGTTCTGCTGCTTCGTCCTTAGCGTCTTCTTCTGCTTGACGCTCTTTTTCTACTTCTTCGGCGTCCTTAGCTTCCTCTTCAGCTTCCTTGCTGTCCTGCTCAGCTTGACGGTCTTTGTCAGCTTGTTCTGCAACAGCTTCCTCTTTTTCTTGCGTTTCTGCAGCAGCCTCTTTTTCTACTGTTTCAGCAGCAGCTTCTTCCTTCTGCTGTGTTTCTGCTTGGGCTTCTTTTTCAGTTTGTTCTGCTTGAGCCTGCTCTTTTTCTGTAGTCTCTGCGTCGGCTTCCTTCTGAGCTTCTTCAGCAGCTGCTTCTTCTTTTTCTTGAGTCTCAGCTTCAGCTTCCTTTAACGCACGTTCGGCTGCTTCTTTGTCTAGCTGTTCCGCCTGTTGTTCTTCCTTTTCCTGAGTCTCAGCCATGTCTTTTTCGCGGGTTTCAGCTTCGGCTTCTTGCTCATCTTTGTAAGCATTCTCAGCCTGACCAGGTTCGTCATAAACTACAGTACCTTCTTCAGGTGTTTCGTAGATAGGTACTTCTCTATCTTCTATTTCGTCATAAACGTAACCAACAGGTTCAGGAGCAGGAGGAGCTTCGTAACCTTCATAAGGGTCTTCGTCTAAGTAAGAGTCGTCCCATTCTTGTCCAGTGTAACGCTCCCATTCATTAATTAAGCCGTCCCTAACTTCAGGATCAGTTTCATTAATAATAGCATCATGAATCTGACGTGCAACAACGCTGTCCTCCATGCTTCCGTAAACGTCAGTAGAAGTACCTAGTGTGTCGTCACCTTCAATATCAGTAACAGCTTCATCGTCTTTTTGTTGTTGTTCTGCTTGAGCATCTTTCTCTTGTTGTTCTGCAGCAGCTTGGTCTTTCTCCTGCTGTTCTGCCTGAGCTTCCTTTTCAGCTTCCTCTGCTGCAACTTCTTCTTTTTCCTGAGTTTCAGCTTGAGCATCTTTTTCAGCTTGTTCAGCAGCGGCTGCTTCCTTTTCTTCAGTTTCAGCCTGAGCTTCCTTTTGGGACTCTTCAGCAGCTTGTGCTTCTTTTTCTTCGGTTTCAGCCTGAGCTTCCTTTTGAGCTTCTTCTGCAGCCTGAGCTTCTTTTTCCTGAGTCTCAGCCTGAGCTTCCTTCTGAGCTTCCTCTGCGGCTACTTCTTCTTTTTCCTGAGTTTCTGCCTCAGATTCCTTCCTTGTGTTTTCGGCAGCAGCCTCTTTGTCTTCTTGTTCAGCTTGACGCTCTTTTTGAGCTTGCTCGGCGTCCTTTTCAGACTCCGCTAAGTCTTTTTTATCCTGTTCAGCTTGTTCTTTTTCTTCAGTTTCAGACCTATCGTCTTTCTTTGCTTGTTCAGTAATTGCCTGTTCTTCTTTTTGAGTTTGCTCAGCGTCTTTTTCAGACTCTGCTAAATCTTTCTTAGCTTGTTCAGCTTGGTTTTTTTCTTCGTCTTCTGCTACAGCGTCTTTCTTAGCTTGTTCTGCAGCAGCTTGTTCTTTTTCTTGAGTCTCAGCCTGAGCTTCCTTATCTGCTTTTTCAGCAGCCTCAGCTTCCTTTTGCTCAGTTTCAGCCTGAGCTTCTTTTTTAGCGTTTTCAGCAGCAGCTTCCTCTTTCTCAGCGGTTTCTGCAGCGGCGTCCTTTTGCGCCTGTTCCGCTGTAGCTTGTTCCTTCTCTGCTGTTTCAGCCTCAGCTTCCTTCTGAGCTTCTTCAGCTGCACCTCCGCCACCACCAGCTTCTTCCTGCATTTCTTCGTATATAGCACGATAGTCAGGAATTTGAACTTGAACATCATCGCCACTGGTAGGTAAATAGTCTACGATATCTGGCTCTTGCCAAGAAATGTCGTTCATTCTTTCAATAGCAGTGATAATTGAACGAGGGTCTAAACCTAATGACTCTGCTGTTCTAATGAGATCACTAATACTGTTAACACCACCAGCAACACCGTCACTAACTAAGTTAATGATTGCTGAGTTGGATGCGTCATAGATGTCAAAACCCAAGTCTTCTACAATATCATAGACAGGCCCTAGTAATTCTGAACCTATATCAATAAGAGCAGAGTAACCAGCTTCAACACCTTCACCAAGAGCTTCTCCAATGTTGTTAATGATGTCCATAAAAGACGTAGTTTCAGTAGGGCCGTAGTCCTCTAAAAAATCAAATACATCTTCTACGATTCCTTCAACACCTTCTATTCCACCAAACTGTTGACCAAAGTAACTTTTAGCAGCGTTAAGTATTACGTCCTCAATTTGAAAATCACCAGTAATGGCACCTGTTGACGCCGCACTTCCTATTGCAGAACTTAAGGAACCTGCTATTGCTTCAGATAAACCTGCTGCTTGAAGTGTTGGTGCAAGAAAAGGAGCTAATGCTTGACCTGCACCGTAAGTAACAGCAGCCATGACAACACCTTTGAAAGCCCGTTCAAAGTTGGAGTCTTCTCGTAACTTCCATTTAGCACCACCAAATTCTCCTAAGCCACCTGTCCAACTATCGTCTGTTACAAGTTTCCAGTCAGCGAGGTCTAAACCAAGTTTGCCTAAAACACCAGTATAAGCACCGTTAAAACGGCCTAAATCTCTTAGTTGGATAGATTTTTTATCGTTAGGGTCTATTCTAAAAATAGAGTCGCCCCAATCAGAAGCGTTTTCGACCATGTGGCGCTCAACCATGTCGTCAAAAGCATTGAGTGGGTTCGCAGAACTAGGCCGTCTACCGTAAAACGTTCTTTGCTCAAAACCCGCATCAAGGAGTTGGTCGTACGCTTGATTAGCGACTTCAATGTAGTCAGTAAAGGTTGGGCTGTTTTCAACAAGATATCGGTTAAGGCCATTAAAGTTTCTATCGTACGCTCGTCTCATCCTTAGACGTGCTTGTCGTTGTGCAATAGTTGCACGACCGTTAGGGCCTAACCCGTAAACAGCACGAACCTCGTCTACTAAGTTCATACCCGCAAATTCATGGTCTTCAGGGTAGAACTGATCGGAAGACCTCCATTCTCGTACGGTGCCATCCCAATCTTCAGGTGTGCCGGTAATAACGCCTGTATCACCGCGTAGCAAAACGTCCCAGATGTCTATCTCATTGTCATCTTCATTAGACTCAGGTTCTGGCTCGTTAACAACAATAGGAGTTGATTTTACAGGGTCATCTTTAACACCGCCTATTGGTTTTATAAATAAACCAGTGCGTTCATCAAAGTTAGGCGTACCACCTGCGTACATGGTTCCGCCTGTAAACATTCCTGCAGAACTTTTAGCCATAATTACTTCTTCCAGTTAGCCAGACCACGTAGGCCAAACGATGCCGCTACAGCAGCTCCTAGAAAACCTTTGTACCACTCAGGCATAGCGTCCAGAGCAGCAAACCCAGACATGACTACAGGCACCATGCTTGGGAAGAATGCAAGCACACATGGAACAGAAAACAAAATGGTAAACCACTCGTCTTTCCATGAGTTAGCTGCGTTGTTGGCATGGATGTTTTCCCAGTTAGCGTCCTGCTGAATAGCTACCATCTTACGCTCATGGACAGCCTTCTTCTCTTCTGCTTTACGCTCGAAATGTCCAGTAACCAACGAAGCCAATGGCCCAATAAGTTGCTGTATCATCGTATGTACTCAGCAAAAACAATAGCACCCAGAATAAAAGGGTACAGAG